GAAGGTATTATGGAAGGTAAAGAATGGGTTTGGGAAAACGGTATTCTTCGAGAGAAGACTATTAATGACTACAAACAAACAATCGAAAAGACCTCATCTAAAGACTTAGCAGAAATGAAAATTCGAGTCTTTGAGGACTTCATCTCAAAACTTTAATATTATAAATAATAGAGAATATATCCATCAAAGGAGAAAAACGATGTCTGATCAAGATCTAGAAATGAGAGAAGAAGACCTCGTCGTTGCTGAATCAGAGCAATTAGATGAGTTCAAAGCTTCTATGGGTGATCCGTCTGAGGTACCTGAGCCGGTTGCTAAGACAGCCAAAGCTCCAGGTAAGTCTAAAAAGCAAGAAGACGATCCTCAAGACTCGCCAACTGCTGTAAAGCCAGGTAAACCTGCAGAGGCTTCTGCTGGTAAAGGTAAAACAGCTAAACTACCAATGGGTGAATCAAAAATGTCTATGATTCAAGCAATGGTAGATAGAATGAACGGAATGAAAAAAGCTGAATTAGCTGGTGTGTTTGAAGACATGCTTGCAGCTGCAGAAGCAAAAGAAATTTCTGAAGAAGATATTTCCGAAGAGACTGTAGAAGTTGTAAGAGCAGGTCATAAGATTTCTGCAGAAGATATCGATATTAAAGAAGATATTGCTGCAGTATTCTCAAACGATGAAGAGCTTTCAGAAGAATTTAAAGATGCAGCTACAACTATTTTTGAAGCAGCTGTTGTTTCTAAAGTCAATGAACAATTAGAAAAATATGTTGTTGATATTGAGTCTGAACTCAACGAAGAAAAAGCTAAAATTGAAGAAGAAATGTCTGCTAAACTTGACCAATATCTTGACTACGTAGTTGAGAATTGGATGGACGAAAATCGCCTTGCAGTAGAAAAAGGCATTAAAGCTGAGTTAGTAGATGATTTCATCGGTGGACTAAAAGATCTGTTTAACGAGCACTATATTGAAATTCCTGACGACAAAGTAGATGTTGTTGAAGAATTAGCAGCTCGTGCAGAAGACCTAGAAGGTCGTCTAGACGAAGAAATCAAAAAGAATGCTGCTTTCAAATCTCAAATTTCTGAGCATATGAAAGCCGACTTATTCGCAGAAGCTTGCGAATCCTTAACAGAGACTCAAAAAGAAAAATTTAAGACTCTGTCTGAAGGTATTGAATTTATTAATGAAGAAACATACGTTGAGAAACTAGAAACTCTGAAGAAAAGCTACTTTAGCGAATCAGTTGAGTCAACAGCATCAACAAGTGACTTTGATGACGCTGAGCCACTAGAAGAAGAGGTGCAAGCTCCTCGACTAGAGCCAGAAATGTCTGCCTACGTCAATGCCATTTCAAGATCATTGAAAAAGTAAAAATTATAAATAATATTAGATTTGGAAAACCCTAAAGGAGAAATCAAATGCAATATGTATCTGAAGAACTAATGCAGAAGTGGCAGCCAGTTCTTGAGCATTCTGACTTACCAGAGATTAAAGATGCTCATCGTCGTTCTGTCACAGCTACACTTCTCGAAAACCAAACCCGTGCATCTAGAGAAGCTGCACAAGGTTCTGGCGGCTACTCAATGCCATCGCTATTGGGCGAAGCTGCACCTACTAACGCAATGGGTGCTTCTTCTTCAACAGCTGGCGACGGTTCCGTCGACATCTTCGACCCAGTACTAATTTCACTAGTACGTCGTTCAATGCCAAACCTTATCGCTTATGATATTGCTGGTGTTCAGCCAATGACTGGACCAACTGGTCTTATCTTTGCGATGCGTGCACGTTACAGCTCACAAGCTGGTACAGAAGCATTGTACAACGAAGCAGACACAGACTTCTCGAAGTCAGCTGCTGGTAACACATTGTCAGGATTCGCAATTGACGAATCAACTGGTGATGGTGTAACAACTGGTCAAACAGGTTCTGATCCAACTGCTCGTGCGTCTGCAAACGGCTACACAGTTGCAACTGGTATGTCAACAGCACAAGCTGAAGCTCTAGGCGATGCAAGCAACAATGCATTCCAAGAGATGGCGTTCTCAATTGAGAAAGTATCAGTAACTGCAGTTTCACGTGCTCTAAAAGCTGAGTACACAATGGAATTGGCTCAAGACCTTCGCGCAGTACACGGTCTAGATGCAGAAACAGAGTTGGCAAACATTTTGTCAGCAGAAATTCTTGCAGAAATTAACCGTGAAGTTGTACGTACAATCAACTACACTGCTACAGCAGGTGCTCAAGACAACACAGCAACAGCTGGTACATTCAACCTTGACGTTGACTCAAACGGCCGTTGGTCAGTAGAGCGCTTCAAAGGTATGATTTTCCAAATCGAGCGTGAAGCGAACCAAATCGCAAAAGACACTCGTAGAGGGAAAGGTAATATCCTAATCTGTTCATCTGACGTTGCATCAGCGCTTCAAATGGCAGGTGTATTGGATTATACTCCAGCTCTATCAGCTAACTTGAATGTAGATGATACAGGCAACACATTTGCAGGTATCTTGAACGGTCGTATCCGCGTATACATCGATCCATACTTCTCAAGTGCATCAGGTAACCAGTACATGACTGTTGGTTATAAAGGTTCTAGCGCATTTGACGCTGGCTTGTTCTACTGCCCATACGTACCACTACAGATGGTTCGTGCGGTTGGCGAGAACACATTCCAGCCAAAAATTGGCTTTAAGACTCGTTACGGCATGGTTGCTAACCCATTCGCTAAAGGTGCAACAGCAGGTAACGGTTCTATCGCATTCGCTGATAAGAACGTATACTACAGACTGGTTAACGTATCTA